GCCTAAAGGAACGTATCCAGCTAAGGTAATTGAAGTTATCGATAATTTTAAAGTAGTAATAAACCGTGGTAAATTAAATTGTATCCGAATAGATACTTCTCATCTAGTTTATTCGATTACAAACAAGCCAATATACGACCCGATAACTAGCGACTTCATTGGTCATCGTATTCTTTATAAAGGGTCAGGAATGATTATTTCTGTTGAAGAAAATACCTCTATTATTCAAGCTTGCAATAATTCTCGATACGACTGCAAGGAATTTGTCAATGTTTGTGTCAACGATTTAGTTATTTGTATTTGAGGTAATAACAATGGAACTATTAAAAAAAGCGTCACTTAAAGAAATCAGAGATTTCTTTAAAAAAACTTTTGAGCAGATGAGTATCTCCGAATACGATACGGTGGACATCTCAGAGTGGGATACAGTCGCAGACGACAAATGTATTCGTTTAATAGGAACTTTAGTAATTAAAGAAGATTATCTTTACAAAACTTATGGTAAGTTAATAAAAAACAAAAAGTATGAAGTTTTGATTGAATGTCGAGAAATTTCGACTGAATATCAATTGATAAACAAATGCTTTGAAAAAATCACAATAGAAGGTACGTTAGGCGGGTCTTTGGTTGTCTTGCATTGGAACTACAGTCTTGACAGAAACAATAAAACCTCAAGATATAATCTTTATCCAAGCGGAAACAAAGAAGAGTTCAATATTTTGATTCCAGAAGCAACAAAAATAATGGAAACTATTATAGGCTTTATTAAAACAATTGAGATCAAGGATTAACGCTAATGAACAAAATAGAAGCATTAAAACAAATTGAGGTTTTTTGTAGAGAAACTTTTAGCCATTCTAATTACTCAGAATAGCAAATAAAGACAGAAGACGGATTTTCCTATCTACAGGGAACACTGGAAATTTTTTGTCAAAGTCTAACTCAATGTCAATACAGGGTATGGATTGAGTTTCAAAATAAATATTCTAAAAAATTAATAGTTACAGTAGAAGCTTGTTTAGCTTTAGAGTATAATTCTGTACCTTATCTTAGTTGGGTTGAAATAAAATCAAACAGGAAAAAAATACAGGGAGATGGTAAACATTTGGATATTTTACTACCAGAAACAAAAAAAATAATAAAACCTGTTTTAGATTTTATCGAAAATGAAATACAAATCAAAATAGATTTGTTTAAAAAGGTTAAAAAACATAGTTGTTTACAATTGACTATAGATTTTATTGAAACCAAAATATAATCTGAAATAAAAACATGACACTAGCAATACAAACACAAACACTTTTTGCACCGACTAAACCACAAATTCAATTAAGAGATGACCAAAAAGCTCTTAAAAGAGAACTGTATGACGCTCTAAAAATCTACAAAAGAGCCTTAGTCGTTGCCCCTTGCGGATGGGGTAAAACAGTATTTTTTTGCCAGATAATTTACGATGCTGCTGTAAAAAGACAGCGACGGACTTTAATCGTAGTACCTTTTACGGTACTTATTGAGCAAACCCTAGAAACTTTGGGGAAATTTGGATTAACTGCCGGAGTAATTGCTGGTAACTACAAAGAAGATAGAAACCAATTAGTACAAATTGCAACAACTCAAACCTTATCTAGAGGACGAGATATTACTTGGTTTAATCCCGAAGTAGTACTAGCCGATGAAGTTCATCTATCAGCTTACTGCCAATGGTTTAAAGATAGCTTTCCCAACCTTAAAAACGGTAAGCAAACAACCTCAATCAAAGACATTCGTGACGAATTAGCAGTATTAGGTATCGCTGTAGAAAGAGAAGACATAGAACCTTATAAAATCACTTTTGAGGAAGCTAAAGAAAAATGCAAACACCTTAGTCTAGTTCACGCTGAGTCAAAAGAGATATTACAAGAAATAAACTCGGCATGGGAAATCATTCGTAAACAACAGCATCTTTTTTTAGGGAAAACCCTACCAGTAGATAATCGCCTTGCAATTGGATTAACAGCAACCCCGTGGCGGTTATCGAAGCGTGAAGAGTTGGGAGATATTTTTGAGGTTCAAATAACTGGCCCCACTCCAAAAGAAATGATCGAACGTGGCGCGCTTGTCGGTTGTGTTTACTTCGGAACTAAAAATAAAATTAATACTAAAGGAGTAAAAATTAATGGCGGTGATTTTGATGCTAGTCAGTTAGAGATTCGTTGTCTTGAGGCGGTAAAATCAACAGTTTCCGAGTATCGCAGGCTCGGTCAAGGGAGACAATTTGTTTGTTTTGCTGCGGGTGTAGAACACGCTAAAAGCCTCTGTACAGAATTTAACGAGAGGGGTGTTCCCACGGCCATTATCACAGCCGAAACACCAGAACAGGAAAGAAGAGAAATATTTAGAAAAGTAGCTGAATTAAGATTGCGGGGGATTGTAAATATTAATACTTGCGGGATAGGATTTAACTTACCCGCAATTTCTTGTATAATTCACGCTAGACCAACTAAGAGCAGAACTCTTTATATTCAGATGACTGGTCGGGGACAACGGCTCTGTAGCTGGTTAGACAAGATTGATTGTCTGGTATTAGATCAAGCGGGGAACGTAACCGAGCATGGATTTATTGAAGATGTAGATTATCCTAATCTCTCTACATCTTCCGATACTCAAAAAGGACAGGCTCCGACTAAAGAGTGCGAAAATTGCAATAAAATAACCTACGCTTCCGCTCGTATTTGTCCTCATTGTGGCTATGAATTTCCAACAAAAGAAAAAAAACAAATCGCCAACGAAAGACTAGAGATTATAATTCACGATAAAGATAGAGAATTATACTTAGCCTACAAGTACGCTCTCAGAGAAGCTTACAAAAAAGGTGAGCATATTGAAAGTGTCCGGGGATGGATGATCAAAACATTTAAAAATCCTAGACTAAGCAAAGACTGGATGCCCCCTAAATCTTGGAAGTTACACGCAATCTTCAAAAAAGACTATACTGTAAAAGACTTGAATAATTACGAGGCTTACTTGAAAAGTCTTTGTAAAATCGAGAACAATAACTGGGTAAAAGCTAAGATGGCAGAGGAATTTGGAGATGGCTGGGACAATATTCGGCTCTAATGGATTATTACTGGCATCTTCCCAGGAATATAAGGAACAAATAGCGAACGAGCTATTTAGACTTATTTCTATAGGCTCCGCGCCTATTCTTTCCCGTACCCTTGCCACACCCCCAATTCCTCAAAATATAGATAGCTACTATATTGTCCCCGCAGGAGCTACTGGGGCATGGGCGGGAAAGACTAATCAGATAGCTTATCCCGTAATTGGTTTGGATGGATTGCCTACAGGAACTTGGAAATTTTGGCAGCCTTTTACTGGACTAACAGTTTTTCTTGTTTCTGGAGAAGCAATATTTTTTAATGGCGCAAACTGGGTACTTGTTTCTAGTTTTGATCAATACTCTGGGGATATAGAAGCTCCTGCTGCTCAAATCTACCCTCTTGATTTCGCTTTATTAAGAGGGTATAATATCCTAAGTTTTAGTGCGGTAACTCAATCTGGTACAGCTACTATATCGGTTAAAATCAATGGAATAGATGTCCCTGGATTGAATAATTTATCTATTACTTCTACTCGATTAACTGTTCCTGTAACAACAGGGAATTTTCTTGATACAGGAAGCAGAGTAGAACTTGCTGTTTCTGCTGTTAATAGCCCGAAACATTTATTTTTTACTATAGGGAGAAAATATGTCTAGATGGTTATTTTTCCCTTTTCTTAATCCTTTTGTTCCTGACGGCGAATTTAAAAGTTGCCAACTAAGCAATGATATTGTTAATAGTATGCGTCCTGTAAGTACGGTAGATGGTACTTTTCTCTATTGCTCTTTTGATATAATTAATTCAGGATTTGATAGAACACCATGAACTTACCTTTAATTAATAATGACAACGCCGGCAATTCTTATTATGGCTGGACAACTAATAATCTAGATTGGGCCCCAGAGTCGCAGGGATTTACAGCCACTCAATGTGCTAACTGGATAAATGGTTTTTTTGGACAAACTTGCGCTTTCGCAGATTCTGATAAATTTAATTTAATTTTACCAGTTAGTTTTGAATCACTAAGTTTGCCTGCAACTGCGTCAAAATTCAGATTTGACCGTCTTGGAATAAGTCGCACTATTGGAAACCCTTCGACGACGACGATGGAAAGCCAATATTGTAATAGTAACTGTCTTGACTTGTTTGGTTTTATTTTTAACCGTCCTTCATCTTATTATTGGGCAGTTTTGAATTCGCACAGTTTAAGTATTGCTGCATCTACTACGATACCATCCGATCCAGTTGTCTTTTTTAGTTGCGGATGGCTAAAAAACCCTTTGTTTCCTCAATCGGCTTTTGTTCAGAATGCGTATTTTTTATGGACGTTCGGATTAGATTCTGGTAGTAGAGCGGCTGGCCGTCCATCATTGGCATTTGGAGGGAATGCTAGGCAAAACTTTGTGATACCAGAAGCAACAACTCCAAATCCTCTTGCCAATTACCCTGTCTCTTGTCAAACCGCTACCCCCGGAGCTAATACAACAGAATTTTATTTAAGAGATAATGTAGCTCCTAATAAAGCCGTTGGATATGCTCCAAATTTGTTAAAATCTTCTTTAAATATTCCTGCCGGGCGAATATATAGAAATACAGGAATTGATCCTGATGGCTCTAATAATCCTTACTGGAAATGTGTCGCAAAAATAGGCAGCGAATCTTTATTAATGAGAGTATGGGCTACAGGGTTAGTTTAGTATGATCTATTATCACGTTTTTGGAACTGCTAGAGAAAAAAGCTTAAATGGAAGTCAAGATAATCCTATATTTTGGCGTACTGGCACACCAATTTCGTGGGACAAAGAGCCGACATTAAAGACTGTTGGTGGAATTAACCTATTTGGTCAATTTTGGAAAATAACTAGCAAATACGGTCAACAAGTAAGTATTTTCTCTATTCCTTCTAATCAGTACAACTCTCGCTATACTGGTTCAATTGCCGACACGATTCCTTTAGAAAGAACCAGTAAAAACTACACTTATTCTGGTACTGTAAGCGAACCCAAAAAACTAGCTTATGATGTTACAGTAATTGACATTATTCGTGTCACTGATCCAGTTGATTTTCCTGACGATCCTTACCTAGTAAATATTCCTGAATTTCCTATTATTCCAGATAAAGACTATCAAACAGAAATTCAGTTTTCTAATTCTTTGCTAGAAAACACAGAAGGGGCAGAACAACGAATAGTGGAATGGTCTAGCCCTATTAGAGTGTTCAATCTTGCTCGAACTGCATTACAATCTGATGATTTAAATGCTATTCTTGACTTTCATGAAGAAATGAAAGGATCAAAAAAAGATTTTCTTTATCGTGACCTTTCTGATTATCAAGTAAAAGGAACTTATGAATGGCTAATTTATTGTCGATTAAGCAATGATATTGTTAATAGTATGCGCCCCGTGGATACCGCTGGTACTTTTCTTTATTGCGCTTTTGATATAATTAATTCAGGATTTGATAGAACACCATAAACAGCGATTTTAGCATGACTTCTTTTATCCCAAATGGTAATTTTGTTTATTGTCGTTTCGATATAGATAATTCAGAGTTTAGTAGAAATGCTCTTGTTACCGAATTCTACACAGAAGGAGTATTTTCCCCAGAACACGATGGGGTAAAAACAGAATTTATTTTGATTAAAAAATATTCCTGCGGCAATAACGTTCATCACAGACCTATTCTTTATCCAGATATTGATAGCCTAAAAATCTATCAAGGAACTACAGAAATACCACCGTCAGAATATATAGTAGCTCCTGGTAAAATAGTTTTTAATAATCCGCCTCCTAGCACCCCCAAATTAACTTGGGAAGGCACTTTTAAGGTATTGTGTCATTTTGAAGAAGACAAACTAGATTATCAACCTATTACAAAAAATAGAAATAACACTATTTTTTCTATCCCTAAATTAATTTTACGAGAATCAAGAATTGAACCTGAAATTGCATTGCTACCTGGTGATGTTTTTTATCCAAATTTAAATCACGATTTTAATTTAAATTTGACTAAAAGGTGTACAATTTCTCCTAAATTTGAGACAAATATTATTAGCTTATCTAGTGGAGAAAGAAAAAGATTTTCTCGGAGAAATATTCCCTCTGACATTAGCTCTTTACAGCAAAGAAAAACTTTATCTCAAAAAGATATTGATTATTTGATTGCCCTATGGTTGTGTGCTAGGGGATCAGGATCCACATTTCGTTATCCTGATTTAGTTAACGGTTTATCAATCTTATCCCGATTTAACTCTGTTTCTTTGAGCTACCAAAACCAAACCTCTTTACAAATTTATTCACTTGGAGAATTACAGATTAGGAGATTTACCGAAGGAATACAACAAGATTCAGGATTAGAAGATTCTTTTGCAAATCCTGTTTTAACGCTTTGTTATTGCGTTTTAATCGAACTTACAAACGGAGAAAAGCTCGGTTATACAAATTTTTCCCAAGACTTAAAAATTGGTGGGGTAGTATTTC